ACAGCGCCTTCACTTACCAAAGGACGCAAGGCACCAGAACCAAAGAGACAGTTAGTTGCAGTCTGTCCTGCTGGCTGCGGTAAGTCAACGGGGGCGAGCTTTGGAGCAAGCCCCCTGAATTGATCGAGTTTGAGTATCACTGATTAACCCTGCTGTGTCGGAGTTGAGAAACGAGCCTTGGGGGCAAAGGCTGTTTCTGCCCCTGCTTTGCCTCCCACTGCCTGCATAAATGCTTTCTGGTGGTCAAGGGCTCTCTGTGCATTGGCTGTGTGTTCACTATCCTTGGAGTAGTCACGGTAAAGGATATAGTCGATGATCGGAGTTTCGTAGATGTCGTCAAGGGCAATAACAGAAGATACGGAAACCAAATCAACAGGGGTTGTGCTCATAACAATCTCAAGCTTTTGTGTCGCGTCGGTCAACGGAGGGTAGACATAGTAAGTCTTTGGGTCCCGCGCATCGAACATGAAATGCTTGACCGACAGGGCCGCTCCTGCTGCAGCATGCCAGTCAGGAATAGCAACGTCGAGAATATCTCTCTTGATTGCTGTTATCGCTCTCCCTGGAACTGAACCAGTGCCCATGTTGCGGACAACATCAAGGAGCTGCAGGCCGGGAGAAGGTATCGTCTGTTTTGTCCCTGCAAGAGTCGCGGCGTTGGCATTGAGAACGGAGGCGTTCGGCTTATAGAGAACAATCTCTCTCTGAGCTGAATTGATCCACCCGAGAATCTCTGCTGTGGTCCAACGGATATTGGTTGTATCCTGTAACAACAAGGCTGCTTTATCAGCAAGGTTTGTTCCGGTGATCGTTCCCATGGTAGTCTCCTGTCTTTAAAAGCTGCGGAATGGTCTATTTGTGGGGAGAGCGGGGCGTCTCGGGAATAGCACCGAATCAAGCCCCTGTTCGACTTCAAGCAAGAAAGCCTGCTGCGACAGCACGGAGAATCCGGACACGGCAATTTTGGTAGCCATGATCAGAAGCAACGAATCGAACCTCCCGCTGTAAGGTACTGCGTCTTTATTCGTGAGAGCGTCAGGCAACAACCAGTATTTAGCCGTAATAACCACTGACGCAAGAGGGGTAGGGTAAAGATATAAAGTATCGTCTACCACGTCGTAATACTTGGGGGTGCCTGCGGGGGTTGCTGTATCATACGATGCAGACAATGGCTCCAGCTGCACACCATCGACATGAGGCTTGCCGCAAAAACCATTGAAGTCATCAGGCAGAGAAGCTACCTGACGTGATGTAGTTTTGGAATAGTTACCGCGAGCAAGGTCTGAGTTGCGGTCCGCCAGCTTTAAAGCCAACTGACGAACCGCCTCATTTATTGCATCAAGTGCTGATTCTGTAGGAGTGACCGCCAATGCGGCAACCTTCACCGTCACTTTCAATATCATGTCAAGAACGGTCATATCCTGGACTCCTTATCAGTTTGCCTTGCTTTGCTGGTACTTCATGACCCTCTGCCATGGTATCGGCTCTGGGCTGGTTTCTGACAGCAAGGCGGCTATTTCTGCAACCTTCTTACCCTCAGCTATCATCTTGTCGATCAGGTCCGCATCCTCATTTGAGAACAGGTTTGATCGCGGTATGTCATCGGCCTTGTCCTCACTCGGAACATACGGCTCGTAGAACTCACTTTTAATAATCTGGGAGTAGTGCCCCTGGTTGATGATCTCACATACACTATCGCCACGTTCATTCGGTTTGAAGGTGTATTGAATGTTGCCCTGGTTAAGCGTCGTGTTTCCTTCACGTTCAATCAGACATTTCACCCAGAAGTTTTCCGGTGAAGTCTGAATCTTTGATCTGGCTATATCTGCCTTTTCAATACAGAACGAACAGAGAATCCCCTCATTGTCATGGTTATTGCCGCACTTCGGACACTTCTTCTGTTTGAAATGGGTATTGGTTGCTGATTGCATGCTGTCCTCCTGGACTGTTAGTTAAAGGGAGAGGCCACGAGTGCCCCTCCCTTTTGTTTGATCAAGCCTTATAGAACAATGAAACGCCCACTGTCCCTGCGACTTTGGTTGTACCGGCATTGGTGATCTTGCCCGCCAGTACGCGGTCTCCGCCTTTGACGTAGGCATTACCTGTACCATCGTCGCTACCAGTTACTGAATTCAGTACAGGCAGATTGAGACCTGCTTTAAGCCCAAAAGCTTCCAGAGTCCCCGCCTTACCGACAGCAGAGTCAACAACGAACTCAGTTCCGGAAACAAGGTCCGTGCCTGCATTGTTCAACACTCCGACTGTGATAGTTACGGTTGGCGTACCGTTGCTATCAATGTCAGTAGCAAAGACATTGCCGCCTGTCGGCTCATGACCTGCGGGAATTTTGGCGAACAGCAACAGATCGTTGGCAGCAAGAGCGGTATCAACCGCAACAGACTGTTTCACGTTCAGCACTTCACCTGCGCCGTCTCCGGTGAGTGGAGGACGACTATTAGAGATTGCATCAGAAATATACTTTGCCATGGTGCATTACTCCTTTCGAGTAGTAGTAGGTTGAGCAGGGGCCGGAGCCCCCGCATGGTTATGATCAGGCGTTCGGATCGGCGGCGGCGGTATCAGCTGCAACAACACCGTAGTCGAGGCCATTGAACGTTACCTTCTTGCAGCCCCAGATGCAGGACGAAGAGATAATCAGACGGTTGTTGTTGTCTGTCATCTTCTCGAACCAGTCGAAACGCATGTCAGTGCCTGGTGAACCGTAAGCCTCAGTCAATGCCTGAGTGCCAAGGAACAGGGCGCGAGCGGCAAGAACGTTTGAGCCGGAACCAAAGTTACTGAACCGGATTGCATTCTCGTGTTTGTGGAGAACAACATTATTGTATTCTCCCAAGCCGCCTTTACAGATCGGAGAAGCTTTGCCGACCGAAGTTGCAAGCGCCTTCTGAATGTCAAGCCACTGTCCGGTTGTGGCGTTGGTACGCATGTCGTATTCCTGCCAGTCGTGCATGACCAGAACGAAACGCTTCTCGCCGTTGATCTTGATCGGCTGAATACGTGGAACAGACTGCGAGCCTCCGCCCATGGTGCCCGCCATAGCGACAAAGCGGTCAACAAGCGTAAGGTCCATCTTGTCGCCAGTGGTAAGCGTACCACCTGCTCCTGATGTTTTCTTCCCGGCAACCATCAGGTGAGAAGAATCTGGAGCGGAAAGGGCATTGTTGGAACGACCGGCCCACCCAAGAGGGTAGATGAAGCCAGCATTCACACCACGCGAACCGGACAGGTAGATGAAGCGGATTTCGTCAAGAAGACGAGCCCACCATTCCGCCATACGACGACGACCAATATCGCGCATTTTATGCAGGCTGCGCTTACGGGTCATACGGCCACCGCCATCGATACCGCATCTCTGCTGGTCGATGTAAACGGAATCCTGGTAGAACTCCAGTCCTTCCTCTGTTCCTTCCTGAACGCTATCGCCCTCAATAGGCAGCTGCTTGAGCTGTACAGAGAGGTCAAACGTAATCTGCTCCCCTGCATCATTCTCAAGTTCAGTCAAACGCTGAATTGGAAGAGTTGCGGGCTCGCCTGCTCCGACGAACCGCTGGTCGAAGTAAGACTCTTTCGGGGTGTCTGCTGCGAGTGCGGCGGAAAATCTCTTAACCGCCAGTGGGCTGTTAACCCCAACGACTGTACGTGCCATGGTGCTGTCCCTCCTTTAAGGGTGGTTTTTGTCAGCACTCATGCGCCAGTGGTAGGGTGAAATACTTCAATCCCTGTTATCTATTGTGGTGAAACGGATTCCTTCTTTAGCGTCAGCTCCATATCTCTCGGGGCTTCGATTTTCAAGCGGGCTTTCTTTCCCGTCTTGAATTGCAGCCGTACAGTCATGTTGCCGACCGTGAGTGCATCCCCTACCGCTATGTCAACGTAGAGAGCCATCTGTTACGCTCCCATCAAATATGCTTCCTGCTCTTCTGGTGTCATCTTTGCTATTGCTGCTTCAAGCCGTACCCCACTCAGTTTGTCAAGGTGAGCAAACTTGTCCTGCCCAATATCGGCGGCGTCAGCTGCGGGTACGTCTCTTAAGGTCTGCTGGTCTGGACGCTTTGCGGCGGGCTTCTTT